TACACAAGGAGTATCGTCGGCAGCGTCAGATGTGTATAAGAGACAGATATGAAATATGATGAATTAATGGGGGTGTGCCATGTAAAATGTTAAAGTGTTATGACTTCACTAAAAAGCGTTAACTTGAAATGATGTTATGCTTAAGCGGAATTGAACAAGGTTAAAAAGTAATTGAAAAAGCAATATTGAAAATAATTAATAAGGAGAAAAAATTAATATGGAAAATTTAACAAATGAAGTAATGGCAATGGAAAATACAGGGTTAGTTGTGAGTGAGGACATGACTCATGAGCAACGTGTTAATTTATTTAACGCTGTTAACAATGCGGAAGGTTTAAGCGATCAAGTAGGTAAGGACTTGTATTTGACTGGTTATATCGTGCAAGATGTAGAAAAGGAAAACGAAAAAACAGGTGAAATTATTTGTTCAAAATTAATTACTGTAATCGATAAAGAAGGTAAAGCATATGCTACTAACAGTAAACCTTTCTTACAATCATTGAAACAGTTAAAGCAGGTATTTAACTACGATTGGACGAAAGAACCGGTATGTGTCACAATCATTCAGAAAAAATCAAACTCAAGTTCAAACAAATATTTAAGCATGGCTGTGAAATAGCCTAATAAAATAAGGGTGTTAGCCAAACACCCTTTTATTTTTTGGTTTAAAAGGGGGTGTTTTAAATGGCTAAAATGCGAAAATCGTTTAAGGATGTTAAGCGGTTAAGAAATGCTATAGCAAGTGCTAAACGAACTGTTACAAAAGCGCAAAATTTAGGGCAGGACGTTGTATTTACAGACATTAGAACTATTAAAGATTTTAACGATCGTAAAGAGTTTAACAAGTATTTGCGTTCGATTGAAAAATTCAACAAAGAAAATAGGTTTATCGAAAATAAATATGGTGTTGTTTTTAATCGAAATAAAATTGAAAAAGCTAATAAATTAATTGATAAGCAAAATAAGCAACGTAAACAACTTTCAAAGTCTGTCGGATTAAGTAAATTGAATGAAACAAAAGGTGGAATTGTAACATCTATAAGTGTTAAAAATGCTAGGTCAACTTTGCGTGATGATCGTGGTGGGTTTTTTGAGCCCGTTCATCATGTTAACATTCAATCTTATAGATATCCTAAACAATTGGACAAACGAATTGAAAATTTAAAAAAGAATACAAAGAAGGAAAATCAGAAAATTAAAAACCTTAGAAGTAATTATAAAACAGCGATTGAGGAACAAATAAGAGGCGGTAATATTACAAAAAAGGAAGGTAAACAACTAATTAAAGATATAAAATCATTATCGGATAAACAATTATTACAATGGTTTTATCAAGAACGTAAGGCGGTTTCAGTTTTTAATTATATTGATATGTCACGTGAATACACTAAAAACCAAATGTTTATCAATGAACAATTAAGCAAAAATATTAGAACGGATATGTCAGATGTAAAAGATAGTTTAGCTGTATTTACCGGACGCGCCTATGTTAGTGGCGGTGTGGTTAAGTATAAATAATGTAAAGGGAGTTGTAGTATGACAAAGAAAAAAGAGCCTAAAGAAATATGGGCTTGCGATTTTGAGACTACAACCGACCCTTTAGACTGTAGAGTTTGGGCATGGGGCGCAAGTTTTGTTAGTGATTCAAGCGTGAAAGAATATGGGAATAGTATTGACGGTTTCATTGAATGGTGTAAACAGAAAACACGTAAATTATATTTTCATAATTTAGCTTTTGACGGTGAGTTTATTGTAAGCTGGCTTTTAAGTAATGGTTATGAATATTCGGATAAGCCTAAAACCGGATGTTTTAAAACAATTATATCGAATACAGGCTTATGGTATTCCATTGAAATATGGTGGAAATATTCAATTTATAGATCAACAAAAACGACTATATGGGATTCGTTTAAATTAATTCCATTTAGTATTGAGAAGATCGCACATGATTTTAATTTACCAATACGGAAATTAAAATTAGATTATAAGGCAAAACGTGAAATAGGGCACGAGCTAACACCACATGAAGTCGATTATCTTTTTAATGACATTGATATTGAAGGTATGGCACTGAATGAATGTTTTAAACTTGGATTTAACAAAATGACAGCCACAAGCTGTAGTTTTGATGCGTTTAAGAAAACTTTGCCTATGGCATTTGAAAAGATATTCCCACCTTTAGAAATGAATGTGGATACAGATTTAAGACCGGCATATAGTGGTGGGTTTGTATGGGCAAACCCGGAACTAAAAGAAAAAGAAATAGGGCAAGGCATTGTATTTGATGTCAATTCACTTTTTCCATCGCGTATGTATTATGAATTATTACCGTATGACACACCTATTTACTTTGAAGGTGAATATAAACAAGATGATGAATATCCTTTATGGGTAGGTGTTATTAGTTTCGCTTTTGACATTAAAAAGGGCCATATACCTTGTATTAGTTTAGATAAGTTTAGTCGATTTTTTGGTAGTAAAAAATATGTGGACAGCTCAAACGGCGACATTGTGAGAATGACTGTCACAAGTGTAGATTGGGAGTTATTCAATGAACAATATGATGTTTATGATGTAGAGTTCATTAATGGATATAAATTTAGAGGTTGTGTAGGTATTGCAAGGCAGTTTATTGATGAGCAAATGGAAGTTAAAAAGAATTCTAAAGGCGCTCAAAGATTTATTGCCAAGCGACAATTAAATTCAGTTTATGGAAAGTTCGCAACGAACCCGAATGTCACACCTAAAATTCCATTTATTGATAAGGATGATGGCGTATTAAGACTTCACGATCCTATGTATACTACCTATGAAGATGGTGAGGTTAAAGAGGTTATTGACGAACAATTTAGAGATCCTATTTATTTACCTTATGGAGAATTTGTAACAGCCTATGCACGTAAATATACAATATCAACCGCACAAAAAGTAGGTATTCACAGAGTTGCATATATTGACACGGATTCAATACATTTAGTAGGTACACAAGTACCGGACGCAATAAAAGATATTATTGACGATAAGGAGTTAGGTTACTGGGGTCTAGAATCAGTTTTTACACGATCTTATTTCATTGGCGCTAAGTCTTATGTTGAAGAAATTGAAATTAGTTATAAGAATTATGTGGAACACCAGCAAGAATATATAAGTGAAAATGATTGTAAAGATAATTTGTATTATATTCGTGAGGGTGTTTGTTATTACTTAAATGTAAAATGCGCTGGTATGACACAAAAAGCTAAACAGAATGTAACATATGATAATTTTAGAGTTGGAAATGTCATTAATGATTGTTTGAAGAAAACACATGTACCGGGTGGTATTGTATTAGTCGATAGACAATTTAGCATTAAAAGTAGATAGGAAGGTGATAAAGTGATAAGTGTTTTAACAAATATATTGTATTTTTTATTCATGACATTTTGCTGTTTAAGTGTAACATTTCTATTTGTTGTGTATATTATAGGAATGGTATTAATGGTTATTTGGGTTATAAAGGAGTAGAAAAATGGATTTTATAAATTTAATGGTTTTAATTTGTATTATTTGTATTATTGTATTAGTAATTTTTAGTTTGATTATATTTTGTAAATATGAGTCATTGATTGATAATTATAAATTATTAAATAAGGAACTTGATAGTTTATCTTATGAAGTTTATCATCGTGATAAAGCCATATTCAAAAAGTGTGATAAGACTCTAAAAGAATTTAACGAGATCATGTTCGGAAATCCACCACTCAAAAATAAAGTGGTAGTTGTTAGGAGTATAAAGGATTATGATTATACAGCCTATCGAAAAGATATCGAATCACTAAATGAATATTTAAAAGAAGGATGGAGTATTGTAAACCATGAAACGAGTGATTTTGTACATACCTATGTATTAGGCATGCCGTTAGTATGGCATGATGAAAAAGAAGATGATAAAGGATGTGATGACGATGTTGAGTGAAAAGTCGAAAGAAAAACGAAATAAATGGTATCGAGATCATGTTAATAAATATTGTGTTTGCGTCAATAAAAATGAAATTGAAGTTATTAATTTTATTGAGAATTTATTGAAACATAAGAATTTTAGTTTCTACGTTAAAAATAAAATTAAAGAAGATTTGGAAAAAAGAAAATAACATGCTATTATTATGATGTAAGGAATAAAGAACGGAAATCAGACATGTATACCGGGTTTACTCATGGTGAAACATGCCGGTGTCATATATAGAAATAGTAATCTAGCTGGTAACACTTTAAACTTTACAACCTATTATAATGAAACCCTTGTAAAAGAGGGTTTTATTTTATATTGACTTTATATTTTTAATAGCATATATTAATAATTAGAAGGGATGTGTATAAAAAATGGAACGTGACGAATTAAGAAACAAGTTTACGGAAGTGTTAACGGTTGAAGATCAAGCGGAACGTTCAACTATGTTGAATGATATGCGAGCGGAAGTTGAGAAAACTTTTACAGAGTTAGACAATTTAAAAGCTAAAAACACGGAATTAGTTGAAAAGAATACTTCTTTAACAGAAGCAAACTCTAAACTATTTATGCAAATTGGTGTTGATAAATCCAGCGGAGAAAAACCAAAACATAACGCGCCAATGGATTTAAGAAAATTAGGTATTTAATGAAAGAGGTGATTATATATGCCAAAAACAACAGGACAAGATGTAAGTAAAGCTCTACAAAATGATTTAGGAATGGATCATCAGCCAACAGGTCAAGAAGTCGCAAGTGCAATGTATGCAATAAGTTCAAGCAACTTTAGAAGTACAATTGGAGATCCAAACGAAACAAGTTCTTTAGAATTTATGAACGGTTTGCTAGAATATCCGGATACTTTAGGTGTTGAGTTTATGAATTTAGCAACACGTATTGGTAAAGTGATTGCACACCGAAATATTTTAACAAACAAACTAGCACCATTTAAAATGGAAAATATGCCACTTGGTTATACTATGGAAGAATATTTTGTTGAATGTGCTAAAGAACATGAATACAATCAAGCGGACGCGGAGAATACATTATTTAAGCGTAGTTTACCAGATATTAAAACGGCTTTCTACGTAGTAAACAGAAAGTCATATTATCCGGCAACAATTACAGATGATGATTTACGTAAGTATTTTGTTACTTGGGGTGGTGTAAATAGTTTAATCGCTCGTATTGTTGACTCTATGTATAATGGTGATAACAAAGATGATTATAACTATATGAAATCCGCTTTAGTTACACATTATGAAAACGGACATATGAAGATCGTAAATACAAGTGCGGTTACTGATACGGATACAGCGAAAGAATTAGCGCGCAAAATTACGGAATACGTATCTTATTTAACTGAGCCAACAAACGAATATAACGCTATGGCAGTCACAAAACAAAATGACTATGAAGATATTTACGTCATTTTAAACGGTAAAACCAACAGCTACTTAAACATTGATTGGTTAGCTCAAACATTCCAATTAGACTTTGCTCAATTCAAAACACATGTGTTAGTATTGCCGACTTTACCAAGTACAGCACAAGGTACTATTGAGGCAATTGTGTGTGATTCAGAAATTTATCGTGTATTCGATCAAAAATATAGTGTAGGTGTTGCTTACAATGCTAAAGGTCTATACTGGAATTATTTCTTGCACCACTGGGAAGGTATCGCAACAAGTCGTTTTGCAAACGCAATTGCATTTGTTTCTGGTAATGTTGAGGAAAAAGTAACGGCAATTTATGCTAACCCTCAAGTTGTGAAAGTTCGTAAAGGTGCGACTATCACCGTACCATTTACAGTTCAAACAAATGGTTTAAATGCTAAGTATAGTTTGACTGCTACATCTAGCGTTGATGATAAAGTTAGAGCTACAATGGAAAGTGACTTAAAACACGTTAAGATTGAAGGTTTAGACGCTATTGACGCGGAAGGTTTAGCAACTGTAACAATCAGTGATACAGTTTCTAATGTTACTTGTGATGTTAAGGTTGTATACAACGTTTAGTTGTGATACAATACTAGTGTCATGAGTAGGACATGACGCCCCTCCTTTCTATTATTTAGGTAAATTGCAAATTAAGAAAAAGAGTTATTAATTTAACTCTTTTTCTTTTATTTTTATTTATTTTGTATTAGTATGTATTTGAAGGTGGTGAGATCATGTTAAGAAAAACTAAAAAGAAACAATCAGCAAGTCAAACAATTAAAGAACAATTTGAGCAAAATCAAGAAATCAAAATAGATATTGATAATTTTTTACCGAAATTTGACGAGGTAAAGTTAAGCGGTAAAAATTTAGCTCAAAACTATGTTAGTGAATTTAACACTGGTATGAATATTTACCAATGTTTAAATTATTTACAAGGTTATATTGGTTGGCTGGTTAAGGCTGTAAATGATGTCGTTAAAAAATGGAATAAAAACATTGAGGAAATGATTAAATATTGTATTGAGCTGTCTAAAAGTGAATTTGATAAACACTGGGCGGAACTAAAACCTCAAGTTATTGAATTAACAAAACAGACAACAATCAATCAATTCAATGAGAAATGGGAAGAATTAAGACCTCAAGTAATTGAGTTAACAAAACAAACAACAATCAATCAATTTAATGAGTCATGGGAAGAATTAAGACCTCAAGTAATTGAGCTAACGAAACAAACAACAATCAATCAATTCAATCAATCATGGGAAGAATTAAAACCGGAGTTAACGAAATATGTTAACAATACTATTAATAATTATATTGATAATCAAGATTCTAAAATCGGTAAAATGTATGACGATCTATCTATATTGTTAACGAATTTAAAGAACAGTGGAGCTTGGACACAAACGGGTGATACGATTTTTGATGGTCACATGACAGACGGTAGAAACATCGCAACCGGTAATATTAATATCTTTGGTGGAAGTGTTGACGGCGATTCATACATCCGTACAAATAACGGTGCTAGTGAAAATGATTTGGCTGGTGGTGTATAATGGCATGGCAGTATTTTTATGGCGCATATAACAACACCGGGCCGTATGCAAATGTTGTTTTAGGTGGCTCACCCGACAATACAGGGCCTTTTGGAGTACCATTAGCAACCGCCCATGCGTCCGGATATGGTAAAGGTATTAACTTTATAGATAATGGAAATTATGGAGTAACATTTATTTTAGATTTAGTTGGTTATGCTATAACAGACGATCAACAATATGTTGAGGATGGATATTATATTGGTGATACATCTGTTCTATATAACTATTTTATTATTGTATCTAAGTCAACAGACAATCAAGGATCATGGACACAATTATTAAGAGAAAAAATATTTACACATACGGGTCAAGTGCCTTTAAATTATCGTCTAGGCTGGGATAATACAGCGCGAGCGAGTCAATGGAGTAAATTTATTCAATTATCAAATGATACAACACATGTTAAAATTGAATTGCAAGGAGAAGATGCAACATTCCCACACTCAAATATTTATAGTATTAACCAGGTTATACCCGACTTTAGACCGTGGGGTATTCGTAAAAGTGGCGTATTAAAATCATTAAATAATGATAGTGGATTTTTAAAGATACGAAAATCGAACTCATGGAAGGACATCCCAAAATATAGTTATGATAAAGCCGGAAAAGAAAACCAAGGTACGAGCCGAATACTTAAAAATGGTAAATGGCTTGGACAACGTAAAATAGGAAATTAGAAAATAGTTGAACATTCAACTATTTTTTATTATTATAGAAAAAGAAAGAGGTGAATAAAATGAAAATTATTTTAGTAGCATTGGTTTTTAATGGCTTGGATTTAGTAACAGGAATTGTTGGCGCGTTAAGAGAAGGCAAGCAAATAAAGTCAAACAAATTGAGAGACGGACTTTTTAAAAAAATGGGTTTTATCTTTTGTTATACTTTAGGTGTTGCTATTAATTATGCTGAAAGTTATTTAACTTTACCGTTTGGTGTTGATCTAGTACCAGTAATTTGTACTTATGCAATTATCACAGAGGTAGTTAGTATTATCGAAAACATTTCTAAAATCAATAGTGACATCTTACCGGATAAACTAAAAGCACTAATCGGATATAAAGAAGGTGAATAATATGGATTTTAATAAAATAAAGCAAAATATTTTAAATTCAAGTGAAACATCTACGAGCGAAAGCGAAAGTATTTCCGGTTCAGAGTTACATGAAGAATTTGAGATCAATAATTTTTTACCGGAGTTTGAGCCTTTAAAGTTAAGCGGTAAAAATTTAGCTCAGCAGTATGTGAGTGCATTTAATACGGGTATGAATGTATACCAATGTTTAAACTATTTACAGGGATATGTTTATACATTAGTAACCGCTATGAATGAAACGATTGAGGCATGGAATACAGTAGTACCATTATTAGAACAAGCTACAAAAGAATGGACAGATGAGGAATTTGACTATAAATGGTCAATCTTAAAACCTCAAGTTATTGAGCTTGTTACAAATTTAACACTTGAAACATTTAATAATGCATGGGAAGAATTAAAACCGGTTGTTATTAAATTGGCACAGGATACAACAGACGCCGAATTTAAAAAGCAATGGGATATTTTAAAACCACAAGTTATTACATTGGTAGAAGAAACAACAACTAATAAATTTAATGAGGAATGGGAAAAGGTACAACATACATTAGAAACACTTGAAAATAATGTTTCACTTATTAAACTCGCAACAACTGACTATTATGTTTTGACAGAAAGCAAAGATAAAAATATTAAAAAATTAGATTATTATTTTAAATATGATACTGATTATTTACCAAATGCGCCTTATTATAGTAATACCATATTTGCTAGAGATTTAGACTTAGAAGGTTATACAGTTAAGAAATCATTATTAAGTAATAACACATGTAAATTAAAAAACAAATCTACAGGTGATTTAATAGATTATGTTTATTTTATGCTAGATGATAATGTAACAGTCACCACAACAAAAGACACACAACTTACATATACTCAAATAGCATTGAAATATTTACCGTATTTTGCTAAGCTTAAAACCGATACACCTACTACAGGACATTTGTATGTTGACGCGTGCATTTCGATTATTTTAGAAAAAACTAGCTCATAAGCTAGTTTTATTTTATTATATAGTAGGAGGTATTAATTATGAATAAAAAAGAATGTGAATTATCAAGTATATATAAGATGAAAAAACCGGAAGATATTCCATATAACTTACCGGAAGGTTTAAGCGTTTATTTTTATATCGAGTTTTATATGCAAGCTATGCACATATTAAAAGATATAGATTATGAAAGATATAATATATGTAAAGAGAAACTACACGAGATAACAATATTAGAGGAGGAATTAAATTTATGAAAGCCGGCCAAAAGTTAGTGCATGATGGCCATGAAGTGTGTTTATTTCCTATGGAAACAATGAATATCACACAATGGTCAAGTCCATCATCATATAGTCATTGTTGTGGACATCCTTTTGATAATGCAATTAGTGGACAAATTAGAGTACCTGTGTATGCCCCATTTAGTTGTCATTTAGTGCACACGTACTCGTCCGGAAATACTCGCAACTATCAAAGTGATAATGAGGTTTTGACCCCAAGCGGGTTAAAAAATGTAACTGTAAGTTTTACGCATGACCCAAACCCACCAACAGTAACACAATATAAACAAGGTGATCTAATTTATCATACGGGTACGGCTGGAATGGCTACAGGAGACCACTGTCACATAGATCAGTCTTTTACGTTAAACGCTGGGTTAGTTAGTTATGGTGTTGTGTGTAGTTATGGAAATGAATGTTATGCGTTAAGTGGTTCAGAGCTACCGAATAATGTTTTTTATGTGAATGATACAAATATCGTCAATGGATACGGTCAACAGTGGAAAACATTTGAAGGGGGTCAACCTCCAACACCCGAACCAACATACAAATATACTAAACATTATTTTATGTTAGACGGTCTAGGGATTGAATTTGGCTTTTATAAAACAAAAGAAGAAATCAAACCCGAACCGCCAACACCAACAAGTAAATGGTTTATTCCCGGTGATATTAATAACACAAGACCACTTACAGAAGATGAGTCCAAACAAAATTGGTTAGCATTTTGGCAATTTTTTAAGGCAAAAGGTTGGACAGCAAATGCGGTTGCTGGTATATTAGGAAACTCTTATTTTGAAAGTACTGTTAACCCGAACCGCTGGGAGGGTGATATTCCTTTTGCACAACCGGTAGCAAGTCGTGGATATGGTTTAGTACAATGGACTCCGTGGACAAAAATAATTGACTGGCTAAAAGAAAAAGGATATTACCCGGATGTTTCAAAGTTTGGGGTTGGTGAGTGTGAACGCATTCAATGGGAAATGGAAAATAATCAACAGTGGATAGCCACACCAACCTATCCCGAAAGTTTCGCAAGCTTTTCAAAATCTACCGCCGACCCATACACACTAGCTATAGAATTTTTAGCCAACTATGAAAGACCAGCCGACCCGAACCAACCACAGCGTGGAACGAAAGCACGTGAAATTTATGACTATATCAAAGATAAATAAAATAGTTGAATATTCAACTATTTTTTAATAATATAAAATAAAAGGAGATGATTAAGATGAGTATAGGAGTCGTTAACAGTCAGTTTACACCACAAAGTAAAATATATTTATTAAAAGGTTTAGAAATTGACGCAATGAATAACACATTTTGGGGTGCGTTCGATACCCCCGAAAATCAATTTAATTTTTTCATTAATAACTATGATCATATTGAATTTGAAAATTACACATATCAAAGAAAAGATGGAACGGTAGTCGTACCAGGTAATTATGATGATCTACGTTTATACAATTATTTGATTTATCAAAATGGGTCTACAGGTAATAAAGCGAAATGGATTTATTGTTTTATTACAAGTTTAGGGTACTTAAATGACAATGCCACTAGTATTAGTTTTGAAACAGATGTAATACAAGCATGGCGGTTTGAAATTGAAGAAAACTTTATGGAATCATATATAGCTTATGAGCATAGACCACAATATTATGATACAGGTGATGGTGTACATCGACCTTGTATTAACACTCAACCCGAAAATATAGAAGTTGGTACAGATTTAATTTCAGATGAACAATATTTAATAGACCCTAACATAAATACTAGTTTTGCTGTTATAGGTATGACATGTGATATGTCCGGAAAAGACAGCTACACCAACGCACAATTAGGTGCCCCAAGTCAAGTTAACTATTATATATTCCCTTTTAATAGGCATACGGGAAATGATATAACATCTTTAAAAATTAGCAGTGTAAGCGGTCTAACTGTACCAATCTCGGGATTATCAACCGTTTTAGACGCGATACGAAAAAATGAAAAATTAGTTGGTAAATGTGTATCTATCGTTGTGACGAATTCTATTCCCGGTTTAGTTGTTGAAAGTGGTCAAGTTGTGATTAAACGTGACTGTTTTGTCGGTGAACAACAAGGTGATTATCTAATATTAACGTATAAAGCTAAGACCATGAATGACATGTTAGAAAATGATTTAAATGCATTTCCAAAAACACGTGTATATGATATACCGGCGTTTATTGGTTTTACTCAATACACAAAATTATATACATACCCATATAGCTATTTAGTTATTAGTGATAATAACGGAACAACAAAAGTTTTTAAAAATGAGTTATGGGAAGACATGAAAAACGCTCAATTTATTTGTGTAGGCTCACCAAACAGCTCAAAAATAAATATTGTACCTTTAAATTATAAGGTTACTAAGTCAGATAATTTATATTCAAATTTAATAAATTTAGACAACTCTTTTGAATCACAATATGAGACAAGCTTACCTATTATTAGTGATACTACCGCTCTAATGTTACAATCCTCACGTAATTCTATGAACGTTGGATTATCAAATATTAGAAGATCAAATGAAACAAATTCAGCTATTGCCAGTGCTACCGGTAATGCATTAAGTGCACAAACAAGCTTACAAAATAATTTGAATTTAAGTGTTACCGCACGAAATGCAAATTTAGCTAGTAACTTGAACGATTTACAGAACAAATCAAATATGATAAATGCAAGTATAAGTGCTATAAGCGGGTTAAGTGGTGGTATTGCCAGCGCGTTAACCGGTAATATTGGTGGTGCTGTAGGTAGTTTGGTTGGAGCTGGTTTAGGTATTGGACAAACCGCCATGCAAAACCAAATCAATACGAAACAAACTAATTTACAAAACGCAAATGCACTTGCAAACGCAAATGCACAGGCTAGTGCTAATAGTCAATCAACCGCAATCGGCAACCAATTAAGACAGTTAACAACACAATATCAAAATCAAACTAACATTCAAAATGCTATGGATAGCTATAATGCACGTATTCACGACGCACAAGCAACGGCTGACAGTATTGTAACTGGTTCTAATGATCTAATGCGACAAATTGCACTAGATTTAAACACATTTGTATTATACGTTTATAGACCAACAGACGAATATAAACAGAAACTAGAAAAAATATGGAACATGCGAGGTTATGCCACTAATACAATTGACTACCCTAATTTAAGATCTAAAATATCATGGAACTACATTCAGACCGTAAAGTGTAATATTAAAGGTACAAACATCGACCCGAGCGACTTGGAAAAAATCAAACGTGTATTTGATAATGGTATTACACTATGGCACAATAAAAATGTTGGTGACTATTCTCAAAACAACGGTGAAAGATATTCATATACACAGTGTGACAAATACGGAAACTATAAAGAAAGAAAAGTACATTAATAAAAAAGGTTGACGGTTCAACCTTTTTTATTTAATATGTAATTAAAAGGAGATGATTAAAAATGGATTTATTAAATGACACAAGCTCATTTACAGATTATTGCCGTAACGCGGTAGATGTTGCTACTATGAACAATGGAGAAGCGGATTTTATATATTATACGTATTTACAAATGTTAAGTTTAAACATGTTTAAATATAAAGGTTTACCTGAATCCATTGACACATTCTATTTAGAATATGTTTTACAAACACGTGGTTACATTGGATTTTATGATGATGAAAGATTAGGATTAATTTGTAGTGAAATCACATTAGGAGGTAAACTTAACCACTATCAAAATCCAACCGAATACCATACAGTATCAACAAGCCCACTTGTGAAAAAGAATTTATCAAGTGAGGAGTGTGTTGTTATGAAAAATAGTCCTTTATATATTGGTATCTTCCCATACTTAAATTTTTTCGCTAAAAAACTAGCCCTAACAAGTCGCACGATGGATCAAAATTTGACAATGCAATGGACGCCGTACATCATTACAGGTGATAAACGTATGTTACAGCAATTCAAAGTGTTTATGAAAAAAATCTTACAAGGAGTTCAAACGATCTTTACTTCAAAAGGATTCAGAACGGAAGATGTCAATGTATTACAAACAAATGCACCTTTTATTGCGGATGAGTTACACGGTATGAAACAAGCGATTTTGCGTGAGTGTATGACTCTATTAGGAATTGAAAATGCCAACATGGACAAAAAAGAGCGATTAGTTTCAGATGAGGTCAACGCCAACAATCAACAGGTTATTGCGTCTCGTAATATTTGGCTAAGTGAGCGTAAAAAAGCAATTGAAGAATTGAACAAAAAATTTAATTTAAACGCAACTGTAGAGTTTGCCCCATATGAGGATTTTGAGGATATTTTAAAATTAATTGAATTAGATGGTGATACAAGTCTTTCAGATTTTAAAGACGATCTAACAATTAAAAAAGAAGGTGATTAAAATGTTTAACAAATTAAAAGTACCTAACTATTTATTAACTTTGCAAAGTCCGGTACTCGCTGAGAATACTGAAACGATATGCGGGGTATGTCACAATTTAGCGTTTACAGAGTTAATTGACGCTCAATATGAATTAAGCGATATGGAAGTATTAGAGATCGCAAGAAAAAAGATTTTCGATTTTAATTATGCATTTTATGACGACACCGAAAGACGCAAGGCATTAGAAACGGGTATTTTAAAGCACTTTTGGTTTGACGAAATTGGACAAGAAACCTATGCATATTGGAAATTTGAACTTCAACACTGGTTTGAAATCAATATGGATAGATATTATACCTTATTTAAAACTATCCCATTCCAAGATCAAGACGACCCAACAGCAAACACGAACTACACGGAAACTTACACACGTGATAGTCGAGGTAACACACAAGCGAGTGGAGAAGATACGAGTATCGCTTTACAATCTGTAACTCCGGAAGGACGTATTGACATTGAAACAAACGACTATGTAAACAATATCGCTAAGACAATCACCAAACCAAAAAGCGCAAATGATACGACAGGACATGAAGAGTATAGTTTTAAGCGTAAAGGTAATATTGGTATTCAAACACTAGCGGAAGTTTTACAAGGCTCACGACGTGCTGTTATTACCATCGAAAACGAGTTATACACGGAATTACAAGAATATGGATTATTTTTCAATATTTTTTAGGAGGTAATTAATATGAATATTAATGTAAATAAATATTATGATTATAGGCGAAAAGTGTTAGGTACATATGTAGATCGTGACGGTGCTTACGGTTCTCAATGTTGGGATTTGTATTTTGATTGGTGTGAAAAGAACGGTTTTAAGGGTGCAAATTGTACAAGTAGTGGATATGTTAAAGATATCTGGTTAAATAGAAAAACAAATGGTATGACATACAATTGTGTTGAAATTACTGAATTACAACCCGGTGCAATTGTTGTATTTAAAGAAGTGCCAAATATTACACCTTGGAGTCACGTCGCTATTTTTGACAGTGATATAAACGGTGAATACGGTCGCTTTTTAGGTGCAAACCAAGGCGATAAGAATGGTTTAGTAAATATCGTATCACTACCATATTCAGCCACATTCGACACAGCTTTCATGCCTAAAGCTATGATTTTAAGTGATGAAAAAAGTGAGAAGGTATTAAATGAAATTCCAAGTGATTTTATTAAGGAATATGGTACTTTCTATCCAAATTGCACAATTAAAATCAGAGAAGCACCAAGTCAAAAAGGTAATGACACAGGTTTATATTATACAAACGGTATGAGTGTAAGATATGACGGTTATGTTAAACGTGATGGCTATGTGTGGATTAGTTGGATCGGTGCTAGTGGTAAACGTCGCTGGATGGCTGGCGGTGAGTTAAACTCAAAAGGTGTTAATTACTTACCTTATGGAGTATTCAAATGACAAAATCAATTGACTGGTACACACCAACTAACATAAAGTCATACAACAAATTTTTAAATTTCATTATCGGTGGTCGTGGTATTGGTAAAACCTATGGATTTAAAAAAGACTGTATTAGTCGTTACAAGAAAAAAGGAAAACAATTTCTTTATCTAAGACGTTACAAAACAGACCTAAAGAAAATCAAAACATTTCTAAATGACCAATTTGAAAACTTCAAAAATGATGAATTTAAAATTACAGGTGGTAGCAACTTTACCACCTTTTATATAAATGGCTGTGAAATGGGATACGCCACATCTTTAACAGCATTTGCAAGTTTAAAATCAACAAGTTATGTAGATATTGACACAATTATTGTTGATGAATTTATACCAGAAAAAGCAGGATTTAACGCATACATCCCAAATGAAGTTGAGATCTTATTAAATATTATTGACTCTATATTTAGACAAAGAGAAGGACATGTATATCTATTAGCTAATAACGTAAGTATCGTTAACCCTTATTTTAGTTATTTTGGCATTACACCCGACCCGAACAAAGAATTTAACACATTTAAAGGTAATGAATCCGTCGAGCAAATCGTTGTACAAATTTGTCATAGTGACTATAAAAAAGGAAATAAAGAAAAATCGAAATTCCATAAATTAATATCGGGAACAACATATGGTGAATATAACGCTGGTAAGTTTGCATATGATACAAACGATTTTATTAAGAAGAAAACAAATGTTTGTGATTATTTATGTACGCTATACTATGATGATATTTACTATGGTGTTTGGATTGATATGGATACGGGTTATGTGTATATCAACCAACAAATAAATAAAGAATATGGATACTGTTATTCTATTGGCAGTAATAATCGTGAAAATATGATGATCGCAAAATTATGGCGTAAAGACCAACGACTAAACATGTTAATACGATCATATCGTGACGGATGTGTATATTACAATAATCAAGAAACGAAAAGACTTCTAAGCTATATATTAAGTAAATATTAAAAGAGTGATAATTGATATCACTCTTTTATTTTAATAAAATCTTTAAGATCATGTTTATTAACAGTATATAAATAATACTCATGATTTGAACCATGTTTATTATAATACTTAATATACTCATCCCATATTACTTTATAATCTGTAGAATGCGCAATAATTAAACCGTCAAATGTAAAATAAAATTCCAATTCGATTTTAATATCTGTTTTCATTTTATCACCTATCATTTCTCACTATACATAGATACAAATGTATTATTAATGTACTCGTGTTTTCTAACACTAACCAATAATAAATAATATTGTCTATAACTAATCAGCCCTTGATTATAATAGGACTGTATTAAGTTCTCACGCTCAGTATCACTAGTAATACCAAGCGTTCTATTTAATTCAGAACATAAACGGTTAAGACTGGTATAATTACTCATACGTTATCCCTTCTTTACAATTCTACAAACTTCTCTAAGCTTGTAATTAACCATTTCATTCAATTCAATATAAGATAGATAATCTATATCTTTATCGTTATAAATATCCTGTCTCTTATAAACATCTCCGAGCCCA